CCCACTCAATTATTTACAACACTCGTAACCAATTGACTGGAAACAAGTTTATTAAACGATAAATTCTGCATACCGTTTTATATACCGTCACCGGGAAACAGTACCATGAAAAATACCATGCTACCTGGTCAGTTCATCGTACTGCCTTTCGCATACCCTTCCGGCTTCAGCTGCCCGGTCAGCGTATTCTGCCAGTTGTCGGTTTCGTTCGAGAGATTTTTCGAACACGTCGGTAAGCAAAATTCCGGTGTCTGCGGCTGACGACCCAGCGCCGACAGTGGCGTTATACTGCCTGAGCTGCTCACGGATGGCAACGAGCTGCTGCTGCAGCCGGCCAGCGCGAGCGGCAGCATCAAGAGCATCATTGCGCGCCTGGTCGATCCTCTGCTGCGCCTCACGTTCATTGGTTGCTTTCTCCTGTTCATCATGTTGACGGGCTTTCTCATCTTCTGCTTTGCGGTCAGCCTTCGCCTGCGCATACCCGGCGTCGTACTGTCTGTCACCGTGAATATTCCAGGCTATAACGCCGCCGGCCACCAGAGCAGCAAGCATCGACACGATAAGCAACTGTTTCCAGTATGCTTCCACAAATGCCGTGATCATGATGCCAGCACCTTCTTGGCCGACAGGTAACGCACACGGCGATCGTCGATGCCATTCTGCCCGCCGTTGATGATCTGCGTGACGCGCATCAGGTCGTCGGTGTACTTCAGGCATCCATATTTCACGAAGTACCACGCCGCGCTCCGCGCCGCATACTCGTCCTGCGCCAGCAGCTCCGGCTGCTTAACCAGATCCACCCTCAGGGCAGCCCCGCAATCGCGGTAGTTGTTTAGTCCGGTGGTCTGGATGAGACCGCGACCGCGGTAAAACCAGCCGTCGGTAGGCCCGTTATTCCCCATGCGTTTGCTGTACACCAGATTGGCAATGGCCCGCTGCCTCTCCAGTGGCAACGATGGTTCACCCTGCCGGCGCCCGAGGGAATTAGCCTGTCCCTGCGTCAGCCTCCCGGCACGGACGAAACCAGCCAGCCCCGCCACGCTGTAATTGAAGCTCTCAACGAGCTGGGTAAATCCAGTGCTTTCATGCCCGGCCTGGGCAATAAACATCGCCTGATCCAACGGCTTGATGATGCCAAACTCTTTCATGGCCGCCACAATGTGCGGATGCCAGCGTGTGGCCAACGCCAGGCTAACGCCGGCAGCTTTCTGAAACTCGTTAATGTCCATGTTGCGACCTCGATATCTTGAAGATTTGCACGACGTTGCCGCGCGTCTTCAGCACCGCGGCGAACATCACAGCATTGATAACGACCTCAGAAAGATCTGCGGTCATGGGGAAGTGGTACAGGTATGAGTACGCGGTGCGAAGCGGGATACTGGCCGCCGCCACGATGAGGAAATAGGCTATCCACCCGCCCCAGCGGCGGTGGCGCGATCCGTTGCGCTGGAAGAACATCACCCGCAGCGCTATCCCGCCGCAGATGATTGCATTAGCGATAAGCAGCAGATCATGGCCTGTCATCGTCTTTTCCTCCCGGGATTAAATCGCGCGGATTGTCAGAGCGGTGATACAGCCATATTCCAACCCGCACAGCGACAATCGCCGCAACGAACGCGCCGGCGGAGTAGACAATGCCGCGCTCGAACGAGTCCTGTGTGATGGTGGGGATCATGCTGGCAACGCCGATAAGGATTGATGCTGTGGGTTTGTAGAAGAGAAGACCGCAGAGAAAGCTGAGTAGTGCCAGGAGAACGCGGCGCTTGACCGGATACTCAACTGCAGAGGTAACAAAAATTACCGCCCCGGCCAGCGATCCCAGCGCCACTTCAGGAGGTACGCCGGCGATAACTGCCGCCAGCGCACCGTAGCTAAGCCCCTGATTTATTGTATCAGCGGTTAGCGATGCAGACATGATGACCACCGTTTACTATGCATGATGAACCTCCTTAGTTTGGTAAGTTCATCATACACAATAAACCAAATACGGATAGATGGTAATTTACTAATTAATTATTTCACTAGGTCCTTGATTCGCTGCATCTTGCACAGATAGTCCTTGCTCATAAAATTCATACCATGCCATTTTGTAGGGTGCACATTTTCCATTATGTGCCAGAATAATACATAATTCTTGATACCATGCATCAAATGCATCATTTTCACTTTGTTCCATATTATGCCCTTAGTTTTGCACTGATAACTCTGCTGGCAGAGTCTATCGCTGTTAATGTTACGGTTAAGGTCTTACCATCAGAAGAGATAGCAAAAGAAAGCGAAACCCCGGTTGGACTAGCAGAGGTAATGCCCCACGTTCCACCACTAACAGTGGCAAAAGTTCTAACAGAAGCCGTATCCACCGCAATAGCAGCCGATGCATATTCACGTGAGATAATTAAGTTAACAGAGTAATATGCAACCGACCCTGTAGAGGTATTATTTCTTGCCGTAATTTCAAGAGTACGCACAAGAAGCTCTGACGAGTATCGAGAAAGCTCTTGTGGAGTAGTTGTAAATACCATAGTTGCAGTATTACCTGCACCAGACAAAGCCAGCCCAGACACAGCATCGCCAAGATACTGTACACCGTTACTAATACGTCTAAGTCCGAAGTTTTTAACATCCTCAACTCCCAGGCAGCCTTGCACTGAAAGTGAGGCAATTACACCAGAACGCAGCCATGAGGTGCCTGTATAACCTGAAAGATTGGATGCTGAAGCAATAAAACTTTTCGCATCAGAGTTGCTACCACCTGTGGCTAATATATAGGTTGGGGAAGATCTACCAGACCCATCATCGTTAGCACCAGTAGTAGTGTAGGTTGGGGTTACTACTATTGAAGACGTATCCCCTTCCAGATAAAAATGAGAGTCATCTACAGTACCCTCAGTAGCAAGTCTACCCGAACGTTGTAAAGCTACACCAGAAAGAACAAACTGGGCTCCACCAACGGCGGCAACCGCTCGTTTGCCAGCCCTGTCTATCAGTTCACCCTGAATCAGTATTCTCTTACACCCATAGCCATAATAGTTATCACCATTATTCCATTCGTTTCTGACGCCGATAAACGCATTGTTATTCGCTCCGGTCAGAAGCTGAACACCATCAGTGTCATTGGCATTTATTGTGGCCCCTAAAAACAGTGAATCAATGACGTTTTTGACGCCAATCGTATTACTGGAAATGGTGCCACCAGAAAAGATTAAAGTAGCAGAGTAACCATTAGGACTTGAGCCACCAATACCAATATACCAACGGTGTACTCCGCAGTCATAAAACCTGCACCATTGTGTTTGGTCATACCCTTGCATAAAGCGCACGGACTTGTTGCGACCATCGAAAACCACCCTTCTAAATGAGTGTCTTGATGTCATTTTGAAAATTGCTGATGCACCATTAAATAAACGGAGAACCGTGCCAACATTATTAAATGAAGCATCTGATGATGCTGTATACGTTCTCCTCGATTCTCCCTCAAATGAGAAACCAACAGGTAACGTAACTAAATCCTTACCCAAAACATATACCCCAGGAACTGCATGCCATTCAAGAATGGTAACACCATCATCGATAGCAGCTTGTAGAGCATAATCCACAACAACTTCTGCCCCAACTACATTTAACAGCGTACTCCTGTCTACTTCATTTAAGTATTTAAATATACTACCTCTAATTATTAAAGATACAGGAGAATTTCCACAATAAACTAAATCGGCACCTGTTGGTTTCGCTAATTCTATTAATACATCAGCTGCTGATCCTGACTCGGGAAGTACACCAACAGGCCTCCCACCTGAAAATGCAAGTATTTTACCTTCCAGCATGCTTAATTGGGGAAGCTCTTCAACATATGAATCAGGAACACGAAGGCTTCTTCGGAAATTGCTATCAATCTTCTGATCAAGAATGGCATCACCAGCTTTCCAGGCATTAGTGTTGTCAACAATCTGCCTATCAACATAATTCTTCGTGGACGCATCCTGCGCCTGTGACGGGTCACGCAGGTTACGAATGCGGTTGTTGAGTGCGTCGTAATAGTTCGCGAGCCACGATGGCTTCCTGAGAGATAGACCGGACCACCACCCATATGCCTGCTGCACCAGCATGGTCAACTTATCGAGAGCATCTTCGTGGATCTCAGGGAAAAAGCCACCCTGGTTCCTGATGCTGGATTCCTGCGTAACCGGCGTGCTGCGCTCGATAGAGATTTTGTAGCCAACTGGGAGCGCTGATGTCAGAACCACCTTACCCCCGTTGTAACGGTTCACTCCGGTAACCGTGTAGTCGGTTCCGAGCGTTAGCGTCACGATGTTTTCGGAGGTATCCATCGTCTGCACCAGCAGGTGGCTTTTATCAAGAATGCGGAACGTGAAATCGTATTGGGTAGTGGCGCCGTTCCCGGTGTACTCGTTACGGCTAACCTGCGTTGAAACTGTCATAGTCTGCTCCAGTGGTCAGCGCTGGCGCGCGTGCATAGAAGCATTCTATTACCCATCAAACCATATATGAATAAAACAAATCGAAACGAGCAAAAACATTACCATTAAGGTAAATAAAAACCTTCTGGAAAACCCTGTTACCTTTTGATATATGTATATATATACAGTATTTATCGGAGTAATCCTAATGCCAGAGCGGTACCAGTATCCTGTCGACGAAGGTTTTGCGGATCGTATTCACACCCCGGAAGGGGTCAGATCCTTGGTTGTAAAATCACAGCTGATGGAGTTGCTCAGGGAGATGGAGCGAGACGGCCACGATGTCAGCGGTGCGGCGGCGGAACTGGTGGCACTGGTTAACTATGTGACGAGCTCGCAGTTGTCGATGCGGGAGCTGCAAACACACCTGGATTTCTGCGCAATGCAGTTGCGGCAGCAACTCAGATAGTGATTGAAATCAAAATAAAGATGGGTTTATCATTACCAAAATGGTAAATTTACAACCCATTTTCCTTGTGCCATAATGATCGGGCATCGGCAAAATCCGGTGCCGGGATTGG